TCATTCTGTTATATCAAAAGCTAACAAATTAAAGGAAATTAAATAAATACAGGGTGGTGTTGTGGCTTACGCCACCACCACAACATCAGAAAAATATTTCGCATGAAATATCTAAATCTGATTAATTTTGTTTAAATGGCAAAGAAAGGATTTTACATACGGCATAACACAAAAGACAATAGCATCATGCTTAATGTCTTTGTAGACGATTTTAAGGCGTATTTAGACACTTTGCCAAAAAATGAAGGTTGGATAAGGCTAAGGATATTTGAGAGGCAAGAAGTGGACTCTAAAGGCTTTACACACGATATGCAGGTGATTCATGCTAAAACAGAAAACTAATGGGAAGGAAAACGATAGTTGACGCGGATTTGAAAAAAGAAGCTTTTATAAAAGCTTATCAAAATAACTTTGGCAATGTTACACAATCTGTTGAGGCGGTTGGCGTGACACGTTCCGCATATTACAAGTGGGTGAAAGATGATCCCAAATTTGTCGCAAAACTTGAAGCAGTAGAACCAAAGGAGATTAAGAAGGATTTCATTGAAACGGCACTGATGCGGAAAATCCGTGAAGGTGATACCGCTGCAATCATCTTTGCGAGTAAAACGCAATTGAAGGACAGAGGTTACATTGAACGCCAGGAATTGACTGGAGCCGATGGCGATAAACTTGGAGCATTCACCGTAGAAATAATCAATGGGGCAACCGCTGAAAATACAAACAAGTAAAGTATTTGAGATCCTAAAGGATTCAGCAACCCGTATCACCGTGATGCAGGGCGGATCAAGGTCTGGTAAAACGTACAACATAATCTTGTGGTTTATAGTAAAACTCCTCCAAGAAAGGGGTAAAACGCTTTCCATTGTCAGGCAGTCCCTTCCAAGCATTAAGGGTTCGGTGCTGCGTGATTTCATTGAAATCCTGCTGAAAATGGGGATTTACGATGAGAGTAATCACAATAAAACCGAGCAGACATATAACCTCAATGGCAATCTCGTTGAGTTCGTTTCCGTTGACCAACCGCATAAAATACGGGGTAGGAAAAGGAGTTACCTATTCATGAACGAGTGCACCGAAATGTCATATGAGGCATGGGTGCAGTTGACCATGAGAACTGAAGGTAAAATTGTTCTGGATTATAATCCTTCAGATGAATATCATTGGGTATTCGATAAAGTCATTCCGCGTGATGATGCGGATTTTTACATCACCACGTATAAGGACAATCCATTCTTGCCGAAGGAATTGGTTGCAGAGATTGAACGGCTCAAGGATGCTGATGAAAACTACTGGCTTGTTTATGGATTAGGTCAGAAGGGAAATCAGAATGATACGGTTTACACCCATTGGAGGCCAGTAGCCAAGATGCCTGAAGGGGAGACTGTTTACGGGTTGGACTTTGGATTTAATAATCCATCAGCAATGGTTAAGGTGGTATTTTATGATGGAGGTATTTATGCAGAGGAGATGCTATATGAGACTAAACTGACCACGAATGACCTTGTAGAGCGGATTAAACTCATGGGTATTTCACCTTATGATGAAATATTCTGTGATTCAGCAGAGCCAAAAACAATTGAGGAACTTGTACGGAATGGATTCAATGCGAAGCCTTCGAACAAGGATGTATTTGCAGGGATTCAGAAGATAAAATCTTTGCCGTTCTTTGTGCATGATAGTTCAGTAAATCTTATTAAGGAACTGAAAAACTACAAGTGGAAAACTGACAAGAATGGAAAAAGATTGGATGAACCTGTAAAATTCAATGATCATATCTGTGACGCAGCGAGATATTGCATTTACACGAAATTAAACGCACCTCAATTAACTTGGGGAATAATATAACAATATGGGTATTTTAGATATATTCAAGCGAAAAGGACTAAATCCAAATATCGGAGCGCAAAGAGAAGTTCAAGCCGTTAATGGTGTTGTACTTCAGCCATACTATCAACAGGCTTATGTTGATGATGGGTACATGGGAAATTCGGATGTTTATGCGATTGTGACATTCTTAGCACGTAAAGCAGGGTCTATTCCGTGGTATGTATACAAGATGAAACCAGGCGAGAAGGCGAAGACATCACTCGAAAGGTATAAGCAACTATCAAAGGGATTATACAATAAAGGTGCTTTTGAACGTGCTTTGATGGAAAGGAAGAACGCCTATGAAGAGAATATGGTAACTGGTACTCCCTTGGCTAAACTTCTTGAAAGACCAAATCCCTCACAAGCTCAGGACCAGTTTTTTCAGAACTTATTTGGATACCGGATATTAAGCGGAGAGGGCAACATATACGGAAATGATGGCAATATCGAAAATGGCAAGTTCGTTGAATTAAACGTATTGCCTACTCAGTTTATTGAGATATACCCTGATCCTAATGACCTTTACGGGTTGCTTGGATATAAGTTAATGGTCGCTCAAGGTATCAACATACCTAAAGGGAATGTCTGCCATTGGAAGTCTTGGAATCCTGATTTTAATGATGTTACCCGTTCACATTTGAGGGGTGTTTCGCCACTTCGTTCAGCGTGGAAACTTCTGAGGATGTCAAACAATGCCACTGATGCATCAGCTAAGATGACACAAAACGGAGGAGCGAAGGGTGCGCTTGTTCCAGAGGTGGTAAATAACAATGTGCCACAAATGACACCTGAACAGGCATCAATGATTCAGAGGGCAATCAATGAGCGAATAAACGGAACAGATAACAAAGGCTCAATCGGAGTAATGCAGTACCCGTACAATTACCTTAATTTCGGATTGTCATCAGTTGACATGGAACTTGTCAAAACACTTCAGATGACACTTCATCAATGGTGTAGGGTATTCGGTATGCCTATCGTGTTGTTTGATACTGACACTTCATCTTACAACAACTACACAAATGGTATGCGTGACCTTATCACCAACACCATTGCTCCACTTTGTGCGGAATTGAGGGATGAACTAAACTCATGGCTTGTTCCAAGGTTCGGAGAGAACGTTTACATTGACTATGATATCTCTGCACTGCCAGAACTCCAATCAGACATGGAAAAGATGGTGGTTCAACTTAAACAAGCCGATTGGCTGACTTTTGATGAGAAACGTACTGCAATGGGTTATGAGGAAAAGGGGGGTGCTTATGCTGCGTCTTATGTTAGTAGTGGGATGCTACCACTTGAAATGTCAATGATGGACTTAACTGTGCCTGATGACAATAATGGAAATGGTGTATGAGAAATACCCAAAGACACAGTCCGAAAGGACTTGCATAGTGGAAAAAAGAATGATGGATGCCTTGAGGGCAGCGTATAAACTAAAGTTAGAAAATGAACGCAAAGCAGCGGAAGGAATATTGGATGAAAACGGAGAGGCTACGGGCAGGGCTTGATAAAAAGTATTTTGAACAGGTACAGCAATCTGTTTGGAATACTTTCAAGCGATTTGCACGTGACATCGAAGTCATTGGTATTGATGCTGCACGTTCACGTCTTGGACTTGATTTGTGGGATAAGGAGATGCTCAAGATATTTGAGGCGATGTACAAAGAGGCAGTATTGCTATTTGGTAATAGTGTTTATAGGGCATTAAGGATTGAAGCACAAAAAGCAGAAACATTCGGATTTAATCGTGAATGGACTGATGCGGTACTTGAGTTCTTGCTGAAACAGGGATTTGTTCTCGTGGCTGATATCACATCAACGACAAAGAAGAAACTAAACGACATCGTAACCAAAGGAATCGAAGAGGGGTTAGGCGTGGATGAGATTGTGAAACTGATACTTTCTGATGAGAATCTTGCCTATTCAGCAATGAGGGCAAGGCGAATAGTTCGTACTGAAGTAATGCGGTCAAGTAACATCGGAGCAATGAAAGGAGCGGAGGCGCATGGATTTTACGTTGATAAGGTATGGATATCCGCACGTGATAAGCGGACACGCAGAATCCCTGAAGATGAGTTCGATCACGTTAAGATGGATGGTCAGACCCAACACTTTGAAGACCCATTTACCTCAACTGGAAAGAAAGGTGAGCCTGTGGTAATTATGCAACCTGGTCAATTAAGCGACCCAAATAATGGAATAATTGCACCCGCAGGATTTACAATTAATTGCAGATGTACAGTTGCATTCGAAGGGCGAAGGGATGCCAATGGTAGATTATTAAGGAAACCGAAGTTAGGTGCGCCAACAATAGGAGGAATTAATCAGCCTACAATACCTACGCCAACTATACAAGTACCAAAGCCAACAAAAACAACTGCACAAGTAAAACAAAGTGTATTAAATAGTTTTGAAAATAATGTCAAATTATCAGTTAAAAAAGTAAGTATATCAAAAGATATACCATTAGATGAATTAAATGCAAGAGCAGAAATATTAGATAAACTAACGCAGGAATACAATTTATCACCTGCGATTGATTTAAATTATGGAACTAACATAACATTCAAAAGCACAAAAAGGGCGTATGGGTTTGTTCGTTTTATAGGTGCAGGGAAAAGAATAGATACTGCAAACTTTGGTGATAGGTCAGATACAAGTAATGGAAGAAAATACACCCCAAATTATGAAGGTATAAGAGATAAAAGCAGGGTTGATGAGGTCAATATAAAATTGGCTACAACTGTTCATGAATTTGGGCATTTGATAACATTGAGTAACCAAAGCGCAATACCTGGGGTAAGTAATGTAGTAATTCAATTTTACAATGAATTAAGAACGTTAAGAACAGAATATATACAAGAATTGCTCAAATATAATAGAGACAGGAACTATTATATGCGAAACGAAATATCATTAGGTAATTATGCAAGTACAAATCTTGATGAATTTATGGCTGAAGCGTTTACTGAATATAAATTGAGCAGTAACCCAAGTAAATACGCTACCCTTGTAGGCAATCTAATGGATAAATACTTTAAAAAATAACTATGGAAGCAGTAAGATTAGTTTGTTTTAATTGTAAGCATTTTAGACAGTTTGAAGGTGGTTGTGATGCGTTTCCTGATGGTATTCCTAATGAAATTACATCAGGGGAAAATGAGCATGAGATACCTTTAATTGACCAAGACAATGATATAGTATTTGAACCTTTAAATTAACAATAATGCCCATTACAAGGTGCGAAAACGGGAATTGGAAAATTGGGAACGGTGAATGCGTATTCACCTCAAGAGCGTCAGCAGAAAGAGCCTATGTGGCTTATTTGGATGAAGAGGAGGATGAAAACCATGATGAGGAATACATGGGCATGAAAGAAGAAACCTACAACGATTACCCAGAGGCTGCCAGTAATAACGCAAAGAAAGTGTTACGATGGAGGGATGAATATGGTGATGAGGTGCGTGGGATGACTGCCGTAGGGTGGAATCGTGCTAACCAATTAGCCAATAGAGAGCGTTTAAGCCGTGCAACCATAGCCAAAATGGCTGCTTTTGAGAGGCATAGGCAAAACGCTGAAGTAGCACCAGAATTCAAAGAAACACCTTGGCGTGACAATGGTCATGTAGCTTGGCTTGGATGGGGCGGTTCAGCAGGAATAGAATGGGCGCAAAGGAAATTAAATCAAATAGACAATAAAAAAAGTATGATATACAATTACAAACATCAGTCATTAGATGTAAAAGACGTTGATGCTAAACAGGGTATAGTTACAGGCTATTTCTCCGCATTTGGAAATATAGACTCCGATGGTGACATTATGATGCCAGGAGCATTCAAGCGTTCCATACAAGATTGGGGACCAGAGGCAAAGGGGAGGATTAAGCACCTCATGAATCATGATCCGAGTAAACCATTGGGAAAGATTATTGAACTCAAGGAGGATGGTTATGGGTTGTATTACAGGAGTAAGATAGGCACTCACAAACTTGGTCAGGACTTCATCAAGATGGTGGAATCAGACCTAATCAAGGAGCATTCAATAGGATTCCGTATTCTACGTGAGCAAAAAAGCCAAGATGCAAACGAAATTCATGAGGTAATGCTCTTTGAAGGTTCATCACTCACAGCATGGGGTGCGAATGAAGCTACTCCAATTGTGAATATGAAGTCAATAACTGACATAACAGAATATAAAAATACTATTCGTAATTTTGAGAAGTTTATCCGTGATAGTGATGTCACTGATGAAACGATTGAACTTTGTCTTATTAAAGTTAGGCAACTCGCACAGGCGGTTGAGTTGATGAGTACCACGAAGGCTACTGAAGAAGAGCCAGAGCAGGGAAAACAGATAACAGTGCCAGTGGACTCATTTATAAACATCATTAAAAACATTTAACAATGGAAGAATTAAAGAAATTTGAGGATGCCCTCGCATCCAAGTTGGCGGAGCAAAAAGCTGCCGTTACAGCTGAAAACGAAAAGGCTGCAAAAGCCTTCGACACAC